AGCACGCCTTGCGCGGCCGGCGCGGCGCGCAGTTCCAGCACCTCCAGCAAGGCCGGCGTGTAACGGCGCAGGGTGGCGAAGTTCTCGCCGACCAGGTGCAGGTGGTCGAAGCCTTCCGGCCGGGCCAGCAGCTCGGCCTCGCTGACGCTCTCGGTGAACTCGTCCCAGGGAATCACCGCCTCGATGGCGGCATAGGGGTCGCTGCCGCTTTCCTTCGCTTCCAGCAGCGCCTGGCCGATCCTGGAGTACAGGCGCACCTTGTCGTTGATCGCCTTGCCCTGCTTCTGGAACTGCTGCTGATGCTTGTGCTTCGCGCCGCTGAACAGCTTGACCAGGATGCGGTCATGCAGATCGACCAGCTCATCGATCACGGTCGCGGTGCTCTCCAGCACCACGGCGGCCAGGGTCGCGTAGCGGCGCTGCGGCTCGAACTTACCGAGGTCTTTGGGCGTCATCTGCCCACCCTCGCGGGCCAGCTTGAGCAGGCGGTTCTGGTGGATGTGCCGGCCCAGGCCTTCGGGCAAGTCCACCAACTGAAATGTCTTCAGCCGCTCGATGTGTTCCAGCATGTGCCGAGAGTTGGGTTTCAGCGGTGCCTGGCGCAGCCAGGTCAACCAGGTGATGCTGCTGCCGGCCTTGAGCTTCAACAGCTCGTCCAGCTTGGCCCGATGCGAGTCCGTGAGTGGTTCGACCAGGGCGCGGTAGACCCGCCGATTGGCTCGCGCAATGGCTTCCGAGCAGGCCCGGTCAATCACGCTCAGCGCCGGCAGGATGCGTCGTTTCTGCCGTAGGCTCTCCAGGGCCTGACCGGCCAGCAGCAAGCCTTTGTCGGTCTGCTGGGCCAGCTCGGTTAGCTCGCGCACCAGGGCGCGGAAGTCGGACAGGCCGAACGGGGCCAGTTGCAGGTAGGTGCGCAGTTCCTGGGCATGCTCGCGACGGGTCACGTCGCGCTCGCCGTACTTTGCCCAGCTCGCCGGCTCGGCCTGGACTTGCTTCGCCACCCACAGGATGACCGGCTCGGGCAGCTCGCTGTCGGTTCCCAGCGCGTAACCGGGGTAGCGCAGCAGGCAGAGCTGCACGGCGAAGCCGAGGCGGTTGGCGTCGCCGCGTCGCTGGCGGATCAGCGACAGGTCGGAGTCGTTGAAGGTGTAGTAGCGGATCAGGTCATCCTGGCTTTCCGGCAGCGCAAGCAGGGTGTCCCGCTCCGTGGCCGAGAGGATCAAGCGACGCGGCATGTGTCAGTCGTCCGTGCGGAGGTACTGGTAGAGGGTTTCCCGGCTGATGTTGAACTCGCGGGCAAGCTGCGCCTTGGGCTCGCCGGCCGTCGCTCGCTGCCGCAGGGTAGCAGCCTGCTCATCGGACAGGGCTTTCTTGCGGCCCCGGTACGCGCCACGCTGCTTGGCCAAGGCGATGCCCTCACGCTGCCGCTCGCGGATCAGGGCGCGCTCGAACTCAGCGAAGGCCCCCATCACCGACAGCATCAGGTTGGCCATCGGCGAGTCCTCGCCAGTGAACACCAGGCCCTCCTTCAGGAACTCGATGCGCACGCCGCGCTGAGTCAGCTTCTGTACCAAGCGACGCAGGTCATCGAGGTTGCGGGCCAGCCGATCCATGCTGCGCACCACCACTGTATCGCCTTCGCGGACGAAGCTCAGCAGCGCTTCGAGCTGGGGGCGCTGGGTGTCCTTGCCCGATGCCTTGTCGGTGAACACCTTGCTCACCTGGGTTTGTTCCAGCTGGCGTTCCGGGTTCTGGTCAAAGCTGCTGACCCGGACGTAGCCGATGCGGTGCCCCTGCACGATGTCTCCTTGGTTGAAGGCGGCTTAAGTGCACTTTCTGTTCCGTTGTGCCTCAAAGCCCATTTCTGTCAGGCTGAAATCTATAACCTTCGCGGGCATGTGTCAAAAAATGGGAAAGCAGACTCTATTCTGACGAAGCGGCGCGGCCCTGCCTGACATCAAGTTAGGGTATAGCCTAGATTGACATGCGCGATGCAACCCTTAACTTGCTTGCACCTATCGTTTCCATGCTAGCTTTATCGTAACGCTCAAGAAATTGGGCTTAATGCCGAAAACAATAAAATAAAACAGCCAACCCTTGAGGTTCTTATGCGCCAGAATTTACCAGTGACGGGTCGAAACTTAGAACTCCCAAAAGATGCCAATATTCTTTCGACTACCTCCCCTCAAAGCCATATCACATACGTTAATCCTGACTTCATTAAAATCAGTGGTTTCACTGAGGAAGAACTATTAGGCCAGCCTCACAACATCGTAAGACACCCAGATATGCCGCCTGCTGCATTTGAGCATATGTGGAGTACATTAAAATCTGGCCGCTCATGGATGGGGCTAGTAAAAAATCGCTGTAAAAATGGCGACCACTATTGGGTAAGTGCTTATGTAACGCCAATAGCTAAGAATGGTTCGATTGTTGAATACCAGTCTGTAAGGACCAAGCCTGAACCTGAGCAGGTTTTGGCTGCGGAAAAATTATATGCTCAATTGAGAAGCGGGAAGGCCGCGAGGCCGAAATTGGCTGCTAGCTTTTCCGTGAAAATACTCTTGCTCATATGGGGTAGTATTATATCAAGCGCAATGGCTGCCGGCATGCTTACTGATACATCAATAAGCAGCTTATTGTTAGCCACTTTAATGTCAGGAAGCTTAAGCTCTGTTAGTGTTTTGGCTATTCTCTCTCCTCTTGGAAGACTGGTTGAAAGAGCCAGGAATATTTCCAATAACCCATTAAGTCAATCCCTCTACACTGGGCGCACCGATGAGTTTGGCCAAATAGAGTTTGCTTTACGAATGATGCAAGCTGAAACAGGCGCCATAGTAGGTCGCATAGGTGATGCATCAAATCGGCTTAGCGAACACACCCGAGGCCTACTAAAGGATATTGAGTCAAGCAATGTACTTACAGTTGAGCAGCAGGCAGAGACAGATCAAATAGCAACGGCAGTAAACCAAATGGTGGCAAGCATTCAAGAGGTTGCGAGCAATGCACAGCATGCTGCAGATGCGGCCGGAAGAGCAGACACTGAGACGGCATCTGGCCAGCGTCTGGTAGCCCACACAAGCCAGTCAATCACTGCCCTTGAAGGTGAAATTAGGCAAGCCACTCAGGTTATTCATGAGCTTGAAGGTCAAAGTAACGAGATATCAAAAGTTCTTGACGTTATACGAGGGATCGCCGAGCAAACGAATTTGTTGGCACTCAACGCAGCAATTGAGGCCGCGCGTGCTGGTGAGCAGGGGCGTGGTTTTGCTGTTGTCGCCGATGAGGTTCGCAGTCTTGCTGCTCGCACACAGCAATCGACAACGGATATTCAAAGCATGATCAGCGCTCTACAAGAGCGAGCGCAATCCGCTGTTACAGTCATGGAGCAAAGTAGTCGGCAAGCGCACACGAGTGTAGCTCACGCAGAGGAAGCAGCTACAGCTCTTGATGGAATTGGCCAACGCGTTAACGAAATTACCGACATGAACGCGCAAATAGCGACTGCGGTCGAGCAGCAGGGAGCAGTAAGTGAAGACATAAACCGCAGTATTATCAATATACGCGATGCTGCTGATACCAATGTACAGACCGGGCAGAATAATTTGCAAAGTGCGAAATCTGTCGCTCAGTTAACTAGCGCTCTGAGCGAACTGGCAAAACAGTTTTGGGAAAAACGAGGATAACGCTTTTCAGTATCTCGACAGGGATAACTTACTTTACCATCGGTTATCCCTTTTAGCCGCACAAATTTTAGCCATGGCTTTTCAGGAAGTCAGGGCTATCAGAATGGCCTTAGAAAGCCTAGTCAAAGAGCTGTCACGAGAACACCGTTAGCTTAGCGTACGATTTTTTCCGAATTCTGCGGTTCCCCCTCTAACGGCAATCAACCACCGAGAAAGATTCGAGATCTTCGCTCATATGAGCGAGCCACATACCTCGTCTGGCACTAACGTAAAGTGCAAGTTACGGGAAAGTTTCTGGCTGCCTGGTTGTCCATAAGCTAGTACCGCCGCGAAAATGATGGTGTAGCTCAGTGGTAGAGCGGTTGACTGTTAATCAACTGGTCGGTGGTTCGAGTCCACCCACCATCGCCAACATAGCGCTGAACGGTTTGGATTCGCCATCACCGTCCGAACGAAAGACTCCGCAAATGTCGCCAGACCGTTCAGCGCTGTGATAGACACGGCAGACGTTTTTTAACCATTGCTTCTAAGCATCGTAGCAACACTTTTTTCAGCGCAAAATCCAAAGGGGCTTCGGCCCCTTTTTGCTATCAAGTCGCATATGCAACCAACTTTTTTTAGCTTATAGTTAAGTTCAGTAGTAGAATGCTACGCTTCGTCGAGAAATGACGATTATGGAGTCTATCGTGAAATTTAAAATCCAGCATTTGCAGGCAGCAGTGGCACTGGTTCTTGCCAGTATCCAGCCGCAACCCAAAGCGGTTGCGTGTCAGCCTACGATTGTCGAACGGGTTTATGAGATGGGCGCTAGAGTCAACAAAACCGACATCAGTGATCTTACAGCTGCTCTCAATGAATTGGCTAAAGAACTGCGTTCAAGCCGCGCTGAACTTGCTCATTATGCTGACACTGACTTCTTTGCTGCTATCAAAGTAGCGGAAGAAATTAAGAATCAAACTATTCATGTAGCCGGTATCGCAGAATCTTTTGTTTTGATGTTACCTGAAAAAGACGTCATCATGTCTTACGAAAAAAACACTGTTGAGTTTGCGTTTTTTAAGGCTATTAAAATGGTCAGTATTGCGACCAAAAACTATCTCAATCTGATTGATCAGATTACACGCACTTCTGTAGTGCGTGACTCTGGTGTCAACCTTTTAGCCATGAACCATCTATTAGAGACTGGCAACAAGGCTGCGGCTAAATGGCATTAACGGCTGAATACAGTCAAGTTACGTGGGATGATTTTTTTCAGCCCACTTTTGTCGTTTACCCTGACCTAGAAAGTCAGCTCAAATCCGAGTTCATTACTTACAAATCAACTGGCGCACCATCTAATCTTCTTGGACGAGATGCACCATTTGACTTCCCGCCGTTCGCCGTTGATGCTAATGTCCAGCATATTCACGTCAATTTGCATTTCCAGCTTACCTGGAACGCAAGGCAAGAGAACTACAACCGAACCTCAAACCACTATCTCGTTTATACCGAGCACATGTGGGATAGCGGGCGTTTTTTGCTGATGGGGCTAGTCACTCCAGCTCACGATCGTATGCCAGCAAGAGATACTAGGTTGCTCAGCTACTTCGCTGAAGTCGCAGAAGGTTTCCATTCTAGCTGAACTTTAGCGATCGTCATCTTCTTCATCATTCTTTTTCTTCTAACAAATCATTCTCATCAATCTGGCTCAGATGGCATTCCAAAGTTGGCGTTATTAGGCGCTTTTTACTATTTAGCGTTTAAGATGGTTTGTCTACATAATTTATTCAGAATTTACGTAAGCTATATAAATGATTCCATACTTGTAAGGTATGGAATCATTTTCAAAAACAGTCTATTTTACTGTTGATCATACAAAACTTAGGCCTAATATACTGTTTATAAATACAGTAAAAACAGGCTTCACTCAGTGAGTGGACTATGAAAAACACTTTTGATAAAGCACGCGCAGCAGAAAACACCTCTAGAGAAGCCATCGAGTATCTCGAACGCGCTTCCGGCTTGTCAGCAGTGTCGACCACCAATTTCGACGGTGACATGTCGTTTTCTTCCGCATTCATGTTATTCACTCGCTTATCTTTGCTGATAACGAGACGTCGACCTGAAATAGCTGTTCATTGTATTTTGATACATGTAATGCCGCATATCTGTGAAGTAAAAGTAAGTGACATTAGTAGGGTTTTAGTCAACCAGCTGGTGAACCCATTAATACTTGAGGGCAAGATCGTCCAGGGCAGACGTGTGTTCTCGCTGATGAAGCAGTTTCTCAGTTGGTGTGCATTTCAGGGCTTAATTGATACATCCCCATTGAACGATATGTCGCTTAACAGAGTAGCCGGTGGCGCGAAGCCCACGCCTCGCGAGCGCAAACTGACCGACGCAGAGGTCTGGGTCTTTTGGAATGTATGGGACTACTTCAACGTATGTGAGGGTACAAAGTGGGCGGCCAGATTATGTCTTGTAGCGGCCAGACGACCAGATGAAGTGCTCCGAGCTAAAAGATCAGAATTCAACCTCGAATATAATTTATGGAATCAAGGAACGAGGAATAAATCGGCTCGCCAGCACTCGTTACCATTAAGCCCGCTAATGCGCAAATGTGTTGAGGAGCTGATCAAATACGGAAAAGGCAGCCAGTGGCTTGTTCCTTCAAACAAGAAACAGGGTGAGGATGTGCCAATGTCTAAGGTGGCCATATCACAGGCGTTGAGAAGGATTTTAGAACGTCCAGAGTTGATGGAGCTTGAGCCATTTACTCCCCGAGATTTGCGTCGTACTGCGCGTAGTTACTTCCCCGCGTTAGGCATAAGTCAGGAGGTATCCCGCAAAATTATGAACCACAGTCTTGAGGGGATAGATCGAGTATACGATCGACACGATTATATAGACGAGATGCGAGACGCCTTAAACAGTTTTTCGGCGTACATCGCATCAATCGTAGAGAAACAGGATTTAGAGGAGATAGATCATAAGTTCAAGGGAGATCGACTCGCTACTGAGCTAATCCGTGTAAATTTCTCATAGCGACTTGATTGCCTCAACAACCCGCTCCGACGCACCACGTTGGTCACCGAAACGTCGACGGAAGGCTTCCAGAACTAGTTTTTCATCTTTAGTCAGAGGGGCTGTGCCTTCGTCGCGAAAAAACGCTAACAGCTCTGGATGACGCTCTTCCAGCACCATTAGCATCAATCGGACCGAATCGGCATCCAATGCTTTAGCCAACGCTCTGACCTTGTCGATCGGAAGCGGGATTTTGCCGCTCTTGATAAGTGAAAGATTGTTAGGGTTTTTATAGCCTGCTTCTTTCGCGATGGTCGCCTGGCTTTTCGGAGAAATCGCGATTAAAGCGTCAATGTAAGCAGCGTAGCGACTTACTTTAGCTTCTTTTGTTTCGTTGGTAGCCATAATTATCAACCTGCGTGTTTTGATTTTATTTGGTAAGTGCTTACTGATATTACATCAAAGGTTAGTGTTGTAAAGACTTATCTATTTTTTTACATAGGTTTACTGACCGCAAAAGGCTTCACTAATAGACAACTATCTAAAAAATAACTCATTTAAGAACTTAAAACTAAGTTGTATTTGATACATAAGTATTCCGTATTGATACAATAGGTAGTAGTATTGCAAGGTATTTACGTGTTCAGTTGGATGATATGAAATGAAAAAAATAACTTCTAATTTGATCGCCCTTGAGGTCGGACATACGATTTCAATTGACGATGATGGGGCAGCAGCCATACTCACTGAACTGCCAACAAAGTCTTTGTTACTTGACATGAAAGACGCAACCGCATACATCTTTGAGCTAAAGGGCAAGTGCTTCACTCTCATCAATACCGGCTGCGGTTCAGTAGCCGTCCGCACAATTTAACCCCCCCCTCCCATCCTCTCTAGCGCCTGTACGAACAGATTAGATGCCTGTTCGTACAGTGATAAATTACGCACATCAGAAAACAAATTGTTTTAACAACAAGGGAATTCTAATGTCCAAAAAAACCACCAAAGCTGTACTGAAAGAGGTGCAGGATTTTCGCGACTGTGTAAAACGAGTTGTAGCGATGCTTTCAGGTAAACAGATACCTGTTGCAGAACGAGGCAATGAAGCATATGTCCGCTATAACCGGCGCGGCGAACCAGTGCTGGTAAACATCCCATCTATACCGGACGACGCGTCGCCAACCCTCATGAACGCAGTGCGTGGTTTTCTCGACCATGAGGTGGCCCATATTCTCTTTACTGAACCGAAAGTCGCAATGCAGATGCACGAAAGAGGAAAGGCTCCGTCTACGGGGCTTTGGAATGCGCTGGAAGACGTTTTTATTGAACGCAGAATGGGGCAGGTCTTTAACGGAACCCGGCGTAATTTACTTGCAACACAGAGTCTGGTTATCGACAAATACTTCAGGAATAAAGTACCAGAAGCGGTTTTAGCCTGTCACGGAGACCAGCGTGAATTGTTTTTGAAATTCTTCCTTTGCCCGGTCGTCCGCGCCTGGGATGGACAAAGCCCCTTCATCGATTTTATGGAAGAACACTGGCGCCTTATCGAGAGGCCGGTAGCCTTACTAAAGGAGCATGGTATAGACGTGGCCGTTCGCAATATGTCGAACACTGAGGATTGCGTGAAGGTCGCTGCTGCTATAGCCCAAATCATGCAGGATATGAAAGACAAGCCAGAGGGCAAATTACCAGAACTTAAATCATCTTCCAGAAAGCCGTCGGAGAGCAAAGACGAGTCCGAGGAAACGCCAGAATCAGGTGACGAACCGTCTCATGGTGACTCTGCATCTAAGCCTGCCAAAGGCGAAGGCGATGACAAGGAAGAACGAGAAGATGATGCATCAGAAGAGGAAGATTCTGGGGATTCCGATTTGCCTGATTCGTTAGATAAGGACTTACCTACACACGTTAAAGATATTAGTGATACAGAAAGTAAATATACAGAAGCAGGCCACGAAGAGTCAGGAGACACCCCAGAATCCGATGCTATCGGCATGAAATCAAGTGACTCTGACACCGATGGTGATGGCGGTGAGGACTCCGATACTGATCGTGGGGAAACTGAAGAAGAAGACGTCGAAGGCAAAAAAAATAAAGATGGTGCGGAAGTGCCCAAAGACAGTGAGTCTGGCTTTGTTCCTGCGCCGGATGAAATGACTCTGGAGGAGGCGCTAAAGGCGCTCGACGAGATGGAAGACGGAATCGGTGAAATGACCGAAGACGCACTGTCGGCCACCATCAGCAAAGAGCTTATGAGCGTCTCACCTTCTGATTATCGGCCATACGATCGATCATACGACTTTATCGGGTTGATTGATGGAGCCGAAGAGCATGTGAAGCGCACCAGAAAGACGTTCGGTGCAATACCAATGCACTCACCAGTCGACCGCTACCGTATGGTGCCAGAAGGCAGAAAACTCTTTGAACTGAAAATCGAAAAACATCTGTCTGCAGGCGTTTCTTCGACGCTGGCCAAAGACCTAGAGCGGGCCATCGCCAGCCGCAACCGAGTTCAGTTTATACCTGGTCAGAGGCGTGGGCGGATACATGGCGCGAGCCTGTATCGTCTGGCAATGAACGACGACCGAGTGTTCCGCAAGAAGGAAGACCATAGAGCGGTGAACGCGTGTGTCCAGCAGGTCATCGACTTGTCCGGCTCAATGGATGGCGTGAAGATTCAACTGGCCCTAGCCAGTGCCTATACCATTACGGATGCTTTAGATCGTATCAATGTCCCCAACATCATCACCGGCTTTACCACGTTCGGTAGCCCAGATTATGAAACTAGGTCGAAGCGCGGGTTTACACGCTTCGAGGCGCTCATGCTGCCCATTATCAAAAACTGGAATGAGAAAGCAAACTCTCCAGAGATCCGTGCTCGCATGGGATGCGTATGTGAGACGTTCCCCCTGCTCAATAACGTCGATGGTGAGAGTATCGCGCAACTGGCTACCCTGTTTGCAGGGCGAATGGAGGACAAAAAGATCATGCTGGTTATGAGTGATGGGGAGCCATGTGCTACAGGTAGTGGATTCCATCAGCATTTACGAACCGTCACCAAAGAAATTGAGACCTTGAGCGACATCGATCTGATGGCTATCGGGATTCTGACCGACGAGCCACGACGTTTCTACAAAAATTACGCGCTGGTAAACAGCGTAGAAGAGTTAGGGCCGTCAGTTGTCACTGAGCTATCTCGTATCATTCTTGGGTAATAGCTTTACCCGTAAAAATAAGTAATCACTTACTATACAGCCTAATATATTTATATAAGATATACCCCACGAACGACAAACAGTAAGGAAAAAACACATGACCGCTACTGCACTACAGCAAGAAGAACATTTGCCGGAAGCCATCGTCTGCAAGTGGTGTGGCAAATCCTTTCATTACCTGAAATCCCATATCTCTATGGGCCGTTGCGAGAATATTCCTGAGTCTGCGAAGGGTCTGGACGTGGACGAAGTGGTGAAGATGTACACCTCTGCGTTTCCAGATGAACCAACGATCTCTCGCACGGCACTGGCCAAACTCAATGAGAAGCGTGCCGAAAAGCATTCAGGCGAAGGAAAAGTAGCGGAGATTAGCGCACATCCGGGCTACGCAGGAACGGTCGAATACAAGACCGAACTGGTGGCCGCGCACGAGCTGCTTGGCATAACGATCAAAGAGCTGGGAACGCCACGCGGAAAGCCACTACAGGTGACAGTCAACGTCAACACGCCATATCCGGAGTTCGTACCGGAAGCGAAGAAGAACTATGTGTATGGCGACTTCGACCTGATTAAAGACATCTTCATGATGCTGGAAATCGGAATCCCGGGTTATCTCTGGGGCCATGCAGGAACCGGTAAATCTTCTCTTCCTACGCAGCTATGTGCCCTGCTAAATCGACCACTGATCCGCGCCCAGCATACGGCGTCTATGGAGGAAGCGCACGTTACAGGCCAGATCCTCGCTCGCGATGGTTCCACCTATTTCGAACCGGGTTTACTAGCGCTGGCGATGAAAAATGGTTGGGTTTACCTCGCTGATGAATATGACTTCGCGTTCCCGCAGATTCTGGGTGTGTATCAGCCAGTTCTTGAAGGAGAGCCGCTGATCATCAAAGAGGCAACTGCGGACTGGCGCCGCATCACCCCGCATAAACGCTTTGCCTTCATTGGCACTGGCAACACTAACGGCTCTGGCGACGAAACAGGTCTCTATCAAGGCACAAACATCCAGAACGCAGCGAACTTCTCGCGTTTTGGCATTGTTTCAAACGTGAAGTACATGAGTACGAAGGCAGAAGTCAACATGCTGGCTGAAGCAGGCGTCATCCGCGAATACGCCGAGAAGATGGTGAAGTTCGCGAATCTTATCCGTGAAGGTTATGAAAAGCATCAGATTAGCCAGCCAATCGGGCCTCGTGAGCTGCTGCTGTCCGCCAAAATCGGAATGATGCGCGGTGATTTCTCTGCCGGCATCGAAAAGTCGTTTATCAATAAACTTCCATCCACGTCTGCACAGGCAGCGCGTGAAGTGGTTCAGAAGATCTTTGGTTAATCGTGCGTAAAGGATGTTTCGGCTCTCTTATCGCAGCGTCTGAAACTGGCAGTGCTTGTTTGGCATGTCCGGATAGACCCGAGTGCCACCAGTCAGCCAAAGAGGTTGCGATTTCGATGTATGGGAAGTTCGTTGGCTTCCCCAATGACAAAATCAAGAAAACCAGAAAGGTAAAAGCACATGAAGGCTCTGATGGTCAGAACTGACTTCTCCCTGGGAGAGTCAGCTCTAAAAGCAGAAAACGCGGTGAAAATCGCGAGAGACGCTGGCTACACCGCTGTCATTTCCGCTGACAGCATGAACATTGCCAGTGTGATCCCCCTGCAGCGTGCCGCTGGCGACGACATGGCGGTTATTTGTGGTGTTAAGCTGAATGTGGTCGACGATCCGACATACGAGCATCGCGCCCGCCTGGCGAAAGAGTCAGGAGGATGTATGGAATCATTGGTGCGTGATCGAAGCTACTGCTTCACGGCACTGATAAAGAATGAGCAAGGTTATCGCGACGTGTGCGAACTGATGACCTTAGCCAACAAGCGCGAGCAATTCTACTTTGTTCCGCGTCTGGCACTTGACCAGCTGGCGGCCGCATATGCCAAAGGCAACATCATCCTGCTGACGTCCGACATTGGCAGTGTATTCCAGCGCCGGGACTTCGCAAAGATTATCGGGACGCTGGTGACAGCTGGAGGACGCGATAACTTCTACAGCGTGGTTTATCCGCACCCTACCCCATTCTACGACCAGATTAACGTCCGGGCGATGAAAGTGGCGAGCGCACTGAAAATAGAGCCAGTGGCGTTCTATCCCGCTTATTACGAAGCGATCGACGACGCTGACATTAAAGACATTGCGCACATGGTTACGAACAACATCAAAATCGACCAGCCGCATCGTCTGCGCATCCCCCACCAGCGAGATAACGCTGTTAATGGTCGTCGCCATCTCCTTGAAGCGCTGAAAGCCTTCTCCGTTCGCATGGGCGTACCGGTAACAGCTGCAATGGTCTCAACAACGCAGGACACCATTATTGAAGCCTGCACATGGCGCTGGCATGAACTGCCACCAGCACTGCCCAAGATGGCAGACGACGAGCCTGCAACGCTGATGAAGCTGGCTGTCGCGGGGCTACGCAAGCGTCTAACTACTAAAGAGTTTGGCTACACACCACCGGCTTCTGAGCACCGAGTGTATGTTGAGCGACTGAAGTACGAAATGGACACACTGACCCGTCTGGGCTTCTGTGGCTACTTCCTGATGGTACGCGATCTGATGAATCACTGCCGTGAAACAGGAATACCGGTTGGGCCAGGTCGTGGTTCCTCTGCCGGTTCTCTGGTGGCGTGGTGCATAGGCATAACCAACGTCGATCCTATCCGTCACGGTCTTCTGTTTGAGCGTTTCATCAACCCTGAACGTCTTGACTTACCGGATGCGGATCTGGACTTCAGCCAGGCACGTCGTCATGAGGTGATCGAGTATCTGAATGAACGCTATGGCGAAGATTACGTTGCCGGTATTCCAAACTTCACCTATCTGGGCGCCGCTTCTGCGCTGCGAGACACTGCGCGTATTTACGGTGTCGACGCTGCGGATATGGCGGTATCCAAAGAGTTCAAGAATCTGGAAGACGATAGCCTGTCTCTGGAAGAGCTGCGCGAGCAACTGGCCAGCCTGGACAAATACGCCACGAAAAACCCGGAAGCGTTCAAAGCGGCGTGTAAGCTGCAAAGCCTGATGCGTGGTTTTGGTCGTCACGCTGCGGGGATGATCGTCGCTGGCGTTCCACTGGTAGAGCGCACGCCCGTCGAGCTGCGTGGCAACGCTCGCTGTATTGCGTTCGATAAACGTTACTGCGAGGCGATGGGGCTGATTAAGCTGGACGTTCTCGGTCTGGCAACGCTCGATCTGCTGGATAGCGCGAAACGCTACATCAAAGAGAGTACCGGGGAAGACATCAATCTCGATGCTATTCCACTGGACGATCGTAAGGTTCTGGATGGGTTCGCTGCAGGGTACACGCAGGGCGTATTCCAGCTGGAGTCCGGCCCCATGCGCAAGCTGCTTAAAGATCTGGGCGGTGGCATTGAGCCAATGAGCTTCAAAACCGTTGTCGCCACGACCGCACTCTTCCGACCTGGCCCGATCCAATCCGGCATGTTGGACGACTATGTCTCCGTGGCCAAAGGCTTCATGGCTCCACATTCAATTCATCCGCGTCTTGAGGAAGTCACCCGGGAGACTAATGGTGTTTTGCTCTATCAGGAACAAATCATGCAAAGTTCCCGAGTACTTGCCGGGTTCTCTATGGCCGAAGCAGACGCTCTGCGTTCCGCTATCGGTAAAAAGAACATGGATAAGATGAAAGCGATCGGCAGCGATTTTGTAGAACGAGCACAAGCAGGCTGGGTGACACTGTCACTCAAAAATGGAGGTACTGTAGAGGTTCACAAACACGCAAAACTGGATTGCTCAGACGGTAAGCGTAGAAGCTACAGCGAGGCTATTAGTGACGGCATAGACTACGTGGAGATCGTCTCTGAACAAGAAGGTCTCAGTAAGAAAAAAGCCCAAGAAATATGGGACGCCTTTGAGAAGTTCGGTGGATATGCCTTCAACAAATCACACAGTGTTGCTTATTCTTTAATCAGCTATCAGTCTATGTGGTTAAAGACACATTACCCTGCTGAGTTCTTCGCTGCTGCGCTCACCATTCTGGGCGAGGATAAGCACCAGGGGCTGGTTAAAGATGCGCTGACCTATGGCATTCGCGTATTGCCACCAGACGTTAACGTGTCATCTAACCGAATTGAGATCCGCACGCTGGAAGACGGCAGTCAGGTTCTGTATGCACCATTCTCTGCTGTGAAAGGCTGCTCTGAGAATGGTTGCCAGGCCATCATGAGAGCGCGTGAGAAAGTTGGCGGCAAATTCGAATCACTGGCGCAATTTGAGGAAGCGGTCGAGAAGCGTGCATGTAACAGCCGGGTACGCGAGTCGCTGCAAAAAGTCGGTGCGTTCGCATCGATTGAGTCTGGCAGTCTGCCAGCGACAGATCCGGAACGACTGCGCGACCAGGCAGAGTTGATGGGCAATCTGGTGATCGACGCTGTAAAAGCCTCTCGACCGTTCGAGATGAACCCTAAGCGCTCTGCCGAGGTGAATGTACTGATGACTCGCATGGCGGCCGAAATGGGTCTGGGAGACGACCTGATCCGCCCAAGCATTGGCATTAAGCCGAAAATCATGGTCATTCTGGACAACGCGAACGGCAATGATGGGCGTACCGGCTACTTCATGGAGAACGGCTACGACGACTTTAAGGCGAAGTTGCTTACTGCAGGCGATCTGCGCATGGGCGATCTCTACGTCACAGGCGTGTGCAAAAAGGTGAAGGACAAAGAGAAGGACTACACCAAAGACGAGATCGGCCAGTTCACCGACTTTATGCGTGAAGAGATAAATCTGGTGCGTCCGACCTATGTGCTGACGTGTGGCAGCCGGGCGACGTCGCTCTTCAACAACAAGAGCAAACCATCCGACCTGGTTGGACGCAAAGAGTATCTGCCGGAGCTGGATGCGACCGTTTTCTACGGATTTAACCCGAATATCCTTTACTTCCGACCGGAAGAAGGAGAGCGACTGGAGGCCATTCTGACTGATATTGCGGAGACGATAAATAAGTAATAAAGAAAAACCCGCCATTTGGCGGGTTTTATGCGCAAATTTTTTCGCAGTCTTGCGAGTGACTGAGTGAGCGAGTAACTCTCTCCACCTCATGAATGTCGCCCAACGATCTTATACGCAGGGCAAGATTCCACGTACTCAATGTGCGCGCGTTACGCACCAGTTCTTCCCGTGCTTTTTCGTCTTTGCTGTCAAGACGACCGCAGTCGTTCAACCATTTAGCGACTTCCGCCCAGTCCCAGAGTGGAGACTGACCGCTGATACGCTGAACAGGGCAAGGAAAATCACCTTTGCCACGTAATCCGTCTTTAAGCAGAGTAATAGCCTGGCGCGTTAAGCCAGAGAGTTGAGCAATATCGCTCAAGCCTACCAGTGCTGAATCTACCGATTCCACCACTGCGCCAATGCCTGCTGTTTCAATATCAAGGATTGCCGATTCGATTGCTTCATCTAAAGATTTAGCTTCTCGGTCAAATTCTACATACACTGAGTTTCCGTAGTAGCAAATGAGCGCATCATCGCAACCGTGGCTATACAGAGCATCTGCGACTACGCAGTACTGACTACAGGTTATCAGAATTATCCCCATTTACATCAGCTTATCTACGTCAGCCCTCAAGTTCTTCAGCAAGCCAGCTCCACCGCCTGATTCCAACATGATAAAATTGATATGCGAAAATAAGTATATAGATAACATTATGAGCACCGATATCTACGAAAAAATCATGTCCGATCTGGAGTTCGACCGCGACAATCTGGAGGAAGTCTGGCGTCAGCAACCGCGTCTGTTGATGGAGTATGGCTCTAAGCTGGCACGGGCAGAACGTGAGGTTGCAGATGCAAAACTCTCTCTCGACGCGATCGAGGCAAAAATCTATGACAACGAGCGTAAGAGCTTGAGTATGAATGGAATTAAGTTTAATGAATCCGTACTGGAAGCGAAGGTTAGAACCAACCCGCAATACCTCGCAAAGCGCCAGAAACTCGACGATGCTCGACACATTGCAGACCTGTACAAGCACGCTGTAGCCGCCTTCTCCCACCGCCGCGATATGATTGTCCAGGCGTCGAAGATGGCTATCGTAGAGATAGAGCGTCTGGGGGCCGAACGATTCCATTTACCCCGTTAATTTATGCTATATAGTAAGTAAGTACTGATCTATCATTCTTCTCGCTCGAAAGAGCCACGAACAAACGAACGCCCAATGCGCATAGCGCCAATGGCCACAATCACAACAAGGAGAAATACATGTCTAAGTCATTACTTGATCTGCTTAACAAGACCCGTGGCGATATTGCTTCCAAACGTGGCAATAACATTGATTTGACCCGTCTGAAAGATGGCAATAACTATCTGCGCATTTTTCCGAACAAGGACGATCCGAATGGCGTGTTCTTCCAGACTTTCGGTATGCACTACGTTAAGCATCAGAATGAGGAAGGCAAAGATGTAACCACCGCCTATATCTGCGAACAACACACCCACGGCCACGCTTGCCAGCTGTGTGAGATGGTTATGGAAGGTCGCGCTCGCTTTAAGGGCAACAAAGCGATGGAAGAGCGCATTAATAGTATGCGTGCTACGCCGCGTTATCTGGTCAACGGTGTTCTGTCTGCGCGTGAAGACTTTGCGGACGCAGAGAAATGCCAGCTGATTGAGCTGCCGTCTACGGTCTTCGACGATATCTGCAAAGTGATGTCCGAAGATATTGCGGACGATATTGGCAACCCACTGAGCAAAGAAGAAGGCTATGCGTTCCTGATTAAACGCACCGGTTCCGGTCGTGACACCAAGTACGACGTATCCCCGAAACGTAAAGTCTACAAAGGCGACATTCCTGAGAAGCTCTGGACTACCCAACACGATCTGATCGCATATGCGAACCAGGCTGACGAAACTCGTTTGCTGTCCACGGCTCGCACTATGGGTCGTCTGATTGGTATTGCGGCTCCGGCAGCAACTATGTCCTCACCAGCCATTTCTTCCGCTGCAAAATCAGCCGCAGCTGGACTGCCAGGCTTTGGCTCTATCACTGGTCATACGGAAGGCGCAGCTGCTGTCGCTACAGCACATACTCCGGCGCCAGAGTCCACCAGCCTGGTTGATGAAGAGATCCTGCGTGCCGCTGAAGCTGAGTTCAAACCGGAAGAAGCGAAAGCTCCGGAAGCCACCGAAGCCGCAAGTGCTTCAGCATCTGCTGCCGCTGCATCTGTACCAGCTGATGAAGGTCTCGATAACCTGCTGGCTGAACTGGACGCTCTGTAATCCCATAACGTGACCAGTAAGGCGTCTGCGGACGCCTTACTTTTTGGAAGGAGTGTACCGGTGAATTATCTCTTTGTGGACGGTAACAGCCTGGGCTATTACCACCAGCAATCCGACAAATTACACAACGGCGAGATGGAAGTTCAGGCGGCTTTTGGCTTCGTGAAGAACGTTCGTCGTTACGCCTCAATTCTCCATGCCCGGCCAATGATCTTGTGGGATGGATTCAGCGACAAACGTCGCGACTTCTACCCGGAGTACAAAGCGAACCGCGACGACGACCCGGACATGAAGAAGATGAAAGAAGGCTTTGCCATCCAGAAGCCGTACATCTTGAAAATGATGACCGCGCTGGGCGTTAACCAACTCATTGCAAAGGACGCAGAAGCGGATGACCTGGCTGGAATGCTGGTCTCTCGTCTGGCTCCGCAGCCGACTGTTGACCATATCTATCTGCTAACGGGCGATGGCGACTGGCTCCAGCTTGTTCGTGAGAACGTGAGCTGGATAAGCCTGCGTGAAGACGCCAAGCACAAGCAGGTGAACTTCGAACAGTTCGCAGAGCTGACCGGTCTGCCGACCCCACGCGCGTTTCTGGAAGCGAAAGCATTGCAGGGCGATAACTCGGACAACATCAAAGGCGTAGGTGGCATTGGTGATGGTGGCGCGAAAGAGCTGCTTCATGAATGGGGAAGCGTGGCCGCAATGGTACGCGGCATTAACGACGGTTCCATTGTCATCAACAAAGGTCGCTATAAGACGGCATTCAACAAGCTGGCAAAGAACGCCTTCAACGAGAAGACGGGCTGCCGGATGCTCGAAGCCTTTAAGCGCAACATGATGCTGATGAACCTTATCGACACAAAATTCCCACCCAGCGAAATCGAGTCGATTAAAGGCGCACGCGATATGAGCGCCTTTGAACAGATGTGTTACGAGCTGAATTTCCGTTCGTTTCTGGAAGATCTGGAAGTGTTTGTTCTGCCGTTTGAGAGGTATTGCTGATGCTGAAATCCATCATTAATGGCGGGGCAACTACGCCAACCATGCTGGCAAAGGAGATTGTTTTCTGCCACGGCGAGCACGCTGTGGTAGCGCTGCCGAACATTCTGGGCGCTGCTGGCATTTCTGCTACTGAGCGTGAGTTCGCGCTGGTCAGTGAGCAGGTCGTGAAGATCATCGCTCGCGTCGCCAAACACCTGAACCACGACGCAATCAAGTTTGACGAAGCCGCTGCTTCGAAGCGAATCAACGAATCAAAAGGAGCCTAATCATGGCAAAAGGCAAATCCGCACTGGCACTGGCGCTGAAAAAGAAAATCGGCAGCAATGACGAGATTCAGAAGGTCTCCCACTGGATTGACTCCGGTTTCCCTCCACTGAACAAAGCCATTTCCGGACGTTACGACGGTGGTTTTCCATGTGGGCGTATCGTTGAAGTCTTCGGGCCACCAAGCGCGGGGAAATGTGTTACCGCAGACACCATGCTGCTGACGGAGCGTGGAATGGTAACAGTGAAAGAACTGTTTGAGATTGAGGGGCACAAAGCAACATGCACTACTCGCGATGTAGAGCATAACGTTGGACTCATCAATGAAAATGGCGTGATAGAGAAGACCTCACACCTGACATGGAACAACCGTCGCAAATTCAAGCGCATTAAGCTGGCATCAGGGGGTTACATCGAGGCTACGTTCCGTCACCCAATTCGTGTGGTTGACGACTTAGGCAATATCGTCTGGCGGTATGCTGAAAAAATCAGTGTAGGCGACACTATTCCTTCAATGGTTGGCACACATCAATTCGGCGATCAGCACTTGGATGCCAATATCGCAAAACTGATGGGCTATTTAATTGCTGACGGATACGTGGCCTCTGAAAATTCTGTGCATGTTTCTAACACAGATCCATTCATCAAGGATGAGTACTACCGCCTCATTTCGCTGGTATCAGACAAGATGCCAGTTACGAGAAAACATAACGGCTCGGAAGACCATGTGCTGTTTAGCAAAGAGGTGCGTTCGCTGCTTTTTAAAGAATATGGTCTGGAGTATGAGAAAGCTGCTGGCAAGCAGGTTCCGTTGAGTGTGCGTCGCGCCAATAGCGAGGCTCAAATTGCATTCCTTCGCGGCTACTTTGAGCTGGAATGCCACGTCAATGATGGTCGCTGCATTGAGGTTGTGAGCGCGAGTGGGCTGCTGCTACAGCAAATTCGCCTCATGCTCCTGAATCTGGGGATTACGTCAACTATCTCTGAAAAACACGTCGCAGGTTATAAAAACATATATTACCGGCTGTCATTCAGTGGCTCTAACTACGACCTTTTCCTGTCAACGATTGGGTTCGAGTCTCCGGCTCGTTTAGCAGTGGCAACCAAACGGGACATTAGTTTTGACCGCACTTATTTAGGCTACGTTCCGCACATCAGCGGCTTAGTGAAATCACTCTACGAGTCACTCACCAAGACCTCTCGTAAAGACTACGTTCTGGTAGATCACGTTATTGGCCGCGGCGATCGTGTCGGAATAGACAAACTGCGAGAAATCTATGTCTCCTTCATTGGCAGAAAGAATCGTTTTAACGAGCATCTGTTTGCACAACTGGCAGCGGTAATTGACTCTAACTTGTTCTACGACGAAGTCGTGGCTATTGAGGAAGGTGAAGCACCAACGTTCGACGTAGCGATGCCGGAAACACACTCTTTCTGGTCTAACGGGATTATCAGCCACAACACATTCCTCGCGACGGCTGCGATGGTGTCAGCACAAAAACAGGATGGTCTGGCCGTATTCCTTGACCACGAAAACAGTTTCGACGTTGGTCTGGCGGTAGCGAACGGACTGAACGCCGACGAAGACGACGGTCAGTGGGTCTACAAACAGCCGGATACCTTCGAAGACTCCGTAGAGCTGATCGGCACAATCCTCAAGCTGGTGCGCGACGAAGAGCTTATTCCGGAAACAGCCCCTATCTGCATCGTAGCCGACTCTCTGGCGTCGATGGTTCCGAACTCGAAGGCTGAGAAGTTCGACAAGATGGCAGAAGGCACTGCGAAGGACAAAGATCAGCTGAACATGAACGACAACACGGCGCTGGCGCGCGCGACAAGTGCGAACTTCCCTACTCTGGCGCTTTGGGCGCGTAAGTACAACGCGTGCATCATCTTCTTGAACCAGGTGCGTACCAAAATTGGTGTGATGTTTGGCGATCCGACTACGTCTCCGGGTGGCGACTCTCCGAAGTTCTACGCGTCGGTGCGCATCCGTCTGGGTGCATCCGTCATGAAGGATGGCAAAGAGAAGATCGGACAGGACGTTGGCGCCGAGTGCATTAAAAACAAAGTCGCGCCTCCGTTTGGCAAATGCTCATGGAAATTCTACTTCGACCCGACTCGCGGGCTGGACGTCGTCGAGTCTCTGGTCGAATACATGCTGGAGGAAGGATACCTGCCCAAGAGCGCCAGCGGGCGTGTGGAAATTGGCGAGAAGAAATACACCAAATCACAGATCGTCGAGATGTACCGGGAGAAGCCATTAGCTGAAATCATTGCTGCGTTACAGGCAATAGATGACAGGCGCGAGAAGACATCACCGACAGATGAATTAGAAGATTAATTTTCAGGCGTCCGAATGGACGCCTTTATACCTTGAAAATATATAAGCACCTACTTATCATCTACACACAATAGCCACATAGGAAAACACATGATCAAACTCTATCTGATGGCAGTGGCTACAGGTATATCTGTAGTTTTCATCTACTGTTTGCTGGTTGAAACGCGAACGGATAAAGAAAAAGATCTACGGAACGCGGGAAGAAGCCCGCAGTGATATTTTTGATTACATCGAAATGTTTTATAACAGTAAGCGTCGGCATGGTTCTAGCGAACAGATGTCACCGACAGAATATGAAAACCAGTATTATCAACGGCTCGGAAGTGTCTAGATTATCCGTGGCGATTCAGTCTCTAGGACTGCTATGTGCCAGAAACGGACGTTGATAAGCCTGCACAGCGTTAAGTAGCGAGGTCGGTACATTCAGCCTATGTTCTTAATAAGCTATAATTGAATAATATGATTTAACAAGCTCTCAATTATGCTCGCTTACCTTGCTAAGAATACTCTTTGATATCAATAGCAATCTAAAATTAGCATATGATTAATCAGCTCTCCTTGACCGAACAGTTTCCACATGAGGAAGAAAACATGGTCTTTGGTATTTTCTCTCAAATCGCACTTGGTAATGCATTAACAAAATTAACTAACGTATTTGAGGAACTCGAACACTCTAAAAGAGTAATGTTCCCAGGCGCTGGAGGCGGGATAGATTCGCTGCCAAAAAAAAGACAGCAGGAAATTAATGATAAAATGCCAAAATGGATCGCTGACTTAAAAAAGCACCCTCGGCATGTAGTCACTAGAGAGTTGATAAAAAACATACTTCTTAATCAGAAAATGGGCGCGCTCCGCCAACACCGAATAGAAGCTCAGTATAATTTATTGGAATTTTTAATAAAAAATGACCTAGCTCTTTCTGAAGAAGATTTTCTGAAAAGCTATGCAGACTAACCATGACCCGCTCCCGCTAATTAGGATACACCATTAACAGCGGAAGCCATTGAGAACTTCTGCTTATCGCTCATAACCGCCTGATGCTATGCGGGGGATTTAGGGTAATGACTCCAACTTA